CTATAAATGTCATTTCCATTACTTACTTACTTACTTACTTACTTACTTACTTACTTACTTACTTACTTACTTACTTACTTACTTACTTACTTACTTACTTACTTACCATACTTTGGTGTGTACTATTTGTCCACACCTTTTTTATGAGATTTAGTATTTTTTTCCATTTCTTTAATTAAATGGGAAAGCCTTTTAATTGATTCGAACGATTCTCTTTTAATCGCTACATAAAATTGACCCCTATCTATACTAATCTTTTTAGATAGATAGCTAACTCCATAAGCCTCTATTTTTTCTTTTAAATAGTTTGTATAAATAATCTTTAAATTATTGTACTGCTTTTCTGCCTGTTCTATATTTATTTTCTTTTTTCCCATATCTTTTTTTATTCCTTGTGAACGTTTTGTCCACCTTTTTAATTATATATCTACAGAATATTTAAAACTTTCTATACATTCATTTGGAAGCGGGATATAAATCCCATATTCTATGGCTGCCCATTTCCTAATTTTATCTAGATAGACTTCAAATGACATAGTATCTAAATCGGTAGTTGAACCTGGGAAAGATTTTTCATTTCCAAAGTTGTCTTTCCTTACTACCCTATTAAATTGGAATTTCATAAGTTCGTGTAATTCAAAAGGAAAATACCCAGTATGCTCACAGATTAGTTCAATAACTACTCCCCAGTAGTAAGCATTCTGATTATTACTTCTTTCTTTTTTCCAAACTTTTGTTTTTAATATTGTTCGCTTATAAGCATTCTTTTCTAAAAAGATTTTAAAATTTTGCTTATCTTCAGCAATCCATATTCCATCATCATCAAATATTCCTATGCTATCCATTCTTACTTGTTAGCCTATGCCCAGTATAAAATTAATATCTTTCGCAAGTGTCTCTTGGACAATAGATACTCCACTATTCATCTACTAACTCCTTTAAATTAATGTCGGGGAAAGTATCTTGATACAAAATATCATACTCATTACCTTTATTTGTAATCCCATTTTCTACTTCGTTGTAGTAAAAATCTTTGTTAAGTCGGTTCAAAAACTTACGTTCGTTTGGGGTACAAGTTGGGGGCATAATTTTACGGAGTAAGTCTATGAAAGTTGCATAATCAACTTCATCTTGAACATAAGTCGAAGATATATAGGCACTTTGTTCTAATACTTCCAAGACTTTATTTTCAAATTCTGTTAGTTTATATTCCATTAAAATAGCTCCATAAATTTTTTATTTAAAATATCTGAGAAATCCTTAGGGATGTCTATTTGTTTTTCGGTAAGAATTTTTTGAAATTCAATCAAAACTTCATTTTGTTTTTTGTTATCTTCCATTAACTGAACCTCGTAAGTGTATTAACCAATATATCTAATTCTTGCTTTGTTTGAATGCTTGAATTGTAATAGCCGTTAAGTTTTAAATCCCGAACACTTCCACGTAAAACTAGATTTCTGTCTTTTTGGTAAATCCATAAATCCATTCCAGCCCATTCGTCTTGCCCGCAAGTACCTTGTTTCTTTAGAACAAATCCTTTATCGAATAAATCTTCAGTTGTTATGTTATCTTCCTTTGTTAGTTTATCATTCATAACTCGTCATCCTCTAATCCTTTTAAATATTTCTTCAGTTAATTTTGGATCTTTTTCCATAACAGAATGACAATAAGATCCAATTATTGCTACCTCGTTAGGATTAGTTAATTCATCTACGCTATTGTAGAATCTTCTTTTCTTCCTATGTGCGATAGTTCTTTTACAGAATCCATTGCAAGTAGATAAAGCTGCCTCACAGTATTCTATATCGCTTAAATTCTTATTATTAATTTCATAAGCTTTATTATTTATTTCAGTTTTCTTACCCATTAAATAATTCCCATGTTATTATCTGACCTTCAAAATATTCATTAAAGTATAACCAAAAATCATCTAATGAATCAAATCTATCATTCTTTGCTATATCTTCAACTTGAAAAGCAAAATAATGTTTCATAATATACTTTGAGCTAGAAATAACTTTTTCTATACTTACACTTTTCTCTTTTGGATTAATAGCAATGCGTCTAACAGAAGTGCAAATGACATATGCAAATTGTTTATATTTTTTTGTTCTAACGCCTGTTGCAAAATGGATTTTATCGCCGACTTTCCATCTATTGCCTTTTCTTATTGTAGTTTTTTTAATCTTTGCTTTAATCTTTTCTGGAAAATTAGTAGGTTTTCCAGATTTAAAATTTTTCATAAATCCTAGAATCATTTTTTTTCTCCATGACACCTTTTACAAAGTATTTGCAAGCCTTCCACTGGACAGAATAGGTTTTTGATTACTTGATCCCAACCTGCTTTATACGATCCAACAGGTATAATATGATCCACGTCGAATTGCTTTGTAATAATATTACATTTTTTACATCTATATCCTAGTACTCTTGAACCAAGTTTAATTTTAGCTTTAACAGTTGCCTCATATCGTTCTGGAGATTGTAGCCACAATTTTCTTAAAGCAGAAAGGATTCTAGATGGAGTCATTTTTTTAGCCATGTTTTTTTATTACCGCTATTATAGATTGAATAGATGCTTTTAAATCTCTCCATAAATGATCTGATTTATTTTCTAATACAAACTTTCTTTTAGTTTTGTTTAAATATTCTCTCTCAGTTTTTGTACAGAAGTAAGCTGGGACATAACAACTATCATCGCAACAGTTTTGGAATTGCTCTTCAATAATTGTCACATTTTCACAAGCAATACAAATAAATGTATTTTTAATTGGTTTGTTCATCGTCGATCCATGTTTTAGTTATTTTATAGTATGTTAAATTTTTACCTACATCGTATTTTTTAACAGGGTAAAGATCATTAATAAATACAATTGTTTCTTTTGTAGTTCTAACAAGGTATTGCATTATATAAATACAAATTAAAGTATTTATTCCTAATAAAACTATAACATATTTATATTCAATCATTATTTAACCTAACCTCTATTACTTCTGCTTTTTCTCTAACTCTATTAACCAATCTTTGGGTAGACTCTTCTTTAGTGTAAAGGTTAAAAGATAGATTAGTTGCTAGATATATATTAACACCCGATTCGCTTATAGTGTCCCAAAAAAGAAAAGCGTTTTTATGTCTTGAGGTTGCTTTTTCTCTATCTGCATATACATCCTTCCAATTTTCGACTGCCATAAATTCATCAACGAACAGATATTTTATACCTTTAAGCTGTGCCATAAAACTCTTATATTCTCTTTCATCTATAAATGATTCAAACATTTTCATTTCTTTTATATAATGAACTAATTTTGGGTCGTTACCTAGTTTTAATGTTTTATTATAAAGATATTTTAGTAAAAGACTTTTCCCTGCTCTAGAATCTCCAGCTAATATAACAGGCTTTGGAATTTGATTTTCTAATTTAATTTTTAAGAAGTGATTTACAATCTGTTTAGAGAGTATTCCAGATTCAATTATAGTTTCAAAAAAGCTTCCATTAATGATCTTATCTTCCCTTGAATTAATATAATAATATTCGAGCTTGTCTCTATCCTTAGAACAAAATGGGCAATTGCAGATGCTTTCTTCTAAACTATAATAGTTTTTATTTTCTAACTCTCTACGCTGTCTGAAAGTATCTTCTTTATTTAATTCTAAAAATACTGAAGCCATATTCCAAAATGTAGATAGATTTACTCCTTTATCTTTAAACCTGTCTAATGCTAGCTTATTTGAAGTAGGGTAAAAGTGATTGTTGGCATCTACTAAAGAATAAAATACTTTTCTTGTTTTAGGATCAAAAAGTCTTATAGATTTTCTTTCTCCATTACAATGATTACATACTTCCATTATTTATTTTTCTCCATGTAATTATAAACATCAGATACTATTTTTATTTTAGTATATATTCTCATTCTTTTTATATTTTTTAAAGCATCTGCGGTATGTCCTGTTCTAACTAATATAGAAGTTTTCTTTTTTGTGTTTTGAAAATCTTCTAAAAAGTGATCGCAAATATTTTCTATTTCTTCCACAGTAATAGCAAGATTATTTATTGTTATATATCCATAAAATTCTGTCATTTGTTAATACTCTGCCTTTTATTTATAGCCTTTAAATTAATAAAGGCTTTTGTAATTTATTTTTATTCAAAAATTTTTGCTATCTCATTAAAAATAGCAGGTAAAACTTTTTCATTAATTCTTTTTACCTCTTCTAGATTTTTAATTAAATCTGATACTGGGTTTTGACAGTAGTGACTCCCACCTCTACCTTAAACTTCTGCTGCTTTTTTAAGTGTATAAGCTGTTTGAACTAATTCACAAAATTCCCATAATTGATTTTCTAATTTAGGATTAAGGTCATAATCTTCTTTTAAAGCATCGTACATATTAATATTACGACCATCTGCAAACCCACTTAAATGGTAGTGACAATTTTGATTCCCTAAATATCCAAAAGCCCAATACCAACCACAATCCCAAGTTGGCTTAGAATAATATATTTTTTCATTCCCATCTATTGTCCCAAAAAACTCTTTTACTTTTCCGTTAATTTCTATCATCTTTTTTACTTCCTTACTTATTACCATACTTTAGTGTAAACTATTTGTCCACACCTTTTTTGTGGGATTAAGTATTTTTTTTTAAAATTCTCTAGAGTCTATTTTTTCTAATTTCCTCTTCATTGCTTTAAGCTTCCTTAATTCTGTAACATAGTTTGGGAAACCTTTACACCAAGAATCATATTCTTGAGAAATAGAATAAGTCTTTTTACCTAGCTTCCTTTTAATAGGTTTAAATGGCTTCCTGTCTAGCTGCTCTTGAGAGTTTTTGTTTATAGTTTGTAAGGTTGAAATCATAAAATAGGAAAGTCCGCAAGGTGTTAGTTGCCACTTAGAGTAGAAAGGATCACTCTCAGTTAATCTATATAATTGTAAAAACCTATTACATATTTCATTTGGCGTACATACTAATAAAAGTCTCTTTATTTGTTTTCTTTCTCTTGGATAAGAATATACAAATTTTTTATCAAGATATTCCCAAAAATTAAAAATGTAAGATTCTATATATTTAATATTTTCAACTTCAATTTGCTTTTTAGTTTTAGGAATATTTTCAGGTGGAGTTATAAAAGAGGCTTCTGCCGATTTTAATAGATTGTCTATTAAAGATTGTCTTGTGGGGACATTTTTCGGCTTTCGGTCAGGACATTTTTTCTTTTTGGGTAGGGACAATTCAGAGGCATAAAATAATTTTGCCGAGATTGTATCAGCTTTCATTTTTGGTCTTTCAGTAGGGACATTTTCGCCATTACAAACAAGCTTAAACTGTCCATACTTTGGTTTTTCCATTCTGTATAAAGCTAACTCTATTACTTTTGCGACTTGCGTATCTTTTGGTACAAGAGAATAGCAACTTGTCTTTCCTGGAATATGTTTCCTAAAAATATATCCTTTTGCCTCTAAGCTTTTAAAAACCCGCTGAACAGTTTTTTCACTTTTATTTATTGATGATGCTATCTTCTTTTTTCTTAATTTTGCAAAGTTATTTTGACCTTGTATTTTCCTTACAATTAATAAAACATCTGTTTCAGTCTTATTTAGTTCCATAATACATCCTTAAAGCTATGAAATTACTCTCAGAATTAATCTGGAGAAGCATTCTAATATTTTTCACTAGATTGTATAAGGTATAAAAAAAGAACCCGTTAAAATTGATTCTAAGCGTTTTTTTAGTTTTTAAAAATCTTCTCAACTTTCCTCCAATAATGCGGAGGCAGAACAAATAAAAAAAGCCTTTTAATATGTCCTAGATTGGCGGCAATTTCCAAACTAAGACTTATCAAAAAGCTTTTTATATCGGTTTGCCTTCCGATATAACTAAATTATGCATCCCATAAATTATTGTCTAGGAAAAATTAATTCCCTAGACTTTAGTTTTTATAAATCTACTTTCTTACACCCAATAAATTTTAGGTTTCTATCTCTGGTAAATATCCTTAATTTACTTACAACTTCACTTTCTTCTTTAAATTTACTAGCTTTAGGATCAATAGAATATTCATTAGTTTTAGAATTATGGTAAAAATTAAACCATTTGCCTTTATCAAAATTCTTTAGCTTACTTCTTAGATATACTTTTCCATCATACTCTAAAGCATAATTTTCTGTATTCCCAATATTATATGGAGAAAGTAATTTACATCTAACTAAACTTATCCCATCTATTTCTGCAAGGCAATACATATTATTTCTTTTACATAGTTCGAGGTCGAACTGGTCTTCATTTTTGCCTAAGTCAGTAACTAAGGTTATTAAATTTAGAATACTTTGTTCATCTGCTTTTAAAATAGAATATGCATATGTGCATTTACTAATCGTTAGATTATAAAAATTAAATTCTACATAATTACCATCAAATGGTCCCATAAGTAAATCTTCTTTTAATTTCCATTTACTATTTTTTAATTTAAATTCCATTTCTTTTGTAATTGATTTTCTGTTAATTGATACTATCATTTTTTTATCCTTTTTAATTGTTATGCCGTAGCTTTAATGCTACGGACTTTTGTTAAACTATTTCTTCAGTAAATGAAATAAAAGAATGCTTTTGATTTTCTTCTTTTTTAATCCATTCATTGAACATACTTTTAGCGATAGAAATTTGAACCAATGTTCTGTTATTCTGTAAAGCAAATTCTATAAAAGCTTTTTCATCTGATATGGAGAAAACTTTTTTAGTTTTTATTTCATCTTTTTTAAGAATAACTTTTTCAGGTTTGATTTCTACCTCTGGAATTACGATAGAATCTAGTTGTTTGATTTCCTCTACTATCTCAGAAGCTTTTTGCGATCTTTCTGTAGTTGGTTCGCTGGACTCTTTAACGGATTCAAGTTCAGCCTCTTTCAACTTTCTAGCATCTTCTATTTTCTTTTCTTCCTCTAGTCTTAATTTCCTAGCCTCTTCACGTGCCTTTTCTTCTGCCTCTTTTTTAAGTTTATTCTGTTCATCTAACTTGAATTTTTTATAAGCTTTAATTTCTTTCTCTTGCTCTTCAATAAATTTGTCCACTTTGCTAAATTCAGTTTTTTCCTTAGAAATAAATTTAGATTTAAAATCATCTATCTTTTGCTTAATAGGTTTGATTTTATCTAAAAGGCTTTTCTTTTCAGATTTTGCTTTTTTGATTTCAACCTCAGCTTTTTCAAGCTGAGAGTCATTTGTCACAATAACCTTTTCATAATTTTCATCTAAAGTTAGTTCGTATTCTATTGCCCAAATAATGTCTTTATCTTCTAATATTTGCAACTCTTTCATTATTCGACCACCAAATTCATTCTTTCATCTATCTTACAATAATCAATCTCTTCACCAGATTTAATTAATGTTTTAATTAAAGTTTTATCTGGAGAGTAAGTGATTTTTTCCTTAAATAAATCTTTCCTAGATTCTAACAATCTATCTTCATCTTCAATTACTACAGCAGAAGATTTACGCCACTTTAAAGAAACACGACCATCAGAAAGTTTTTCACCTTCCGTTAATTCTTTTTTTAATAGCTTTTCCATTCCTTCATAATGTTTTTTTAATCTAGATTTTCTGGCTGATAAAATCTTTTCTTGATCTTCAATACTTTTAATAGATGCTTTAGTATTTACTAGGTCACATCCTAAATCTAAGAGCAGTTCATTTTTATCAACTGATAGCTGTTCCAATCTTTCCATTAGATCATTATTTAAAATTTCACCTGTCTCTTGGTCGATAGCAGCTTCAATAGTTTGTTGGATCACTTGATTTAAAATATAGATACTCATTTTTTTACATCCTTTAATTCAAAATTATTTTTCTCACAAATTGTCTTTATATAACTTTCACCTTTTTTAAATACTTCTGGACTAGGTAAAAGATTTTTCGCTTTATTCCACCTAATGTTAATATTGTTCATTTCAACTTCTGGTGTTTTACTTTTAAGTGCAGTATAAACTTCACCTTGTAATTTAGTTAGACTCTTATCCATTTTAGAGTCACTTGGCGTTGCGTTAGTGTCTTTCTTTTCTTCCTGTTTTTTACCTTCTTCTTTTGGTTTTTCTTTACTAGCTGCTTTATTCCCATCATCATCTTCATCTGCGACTATTCCGAACATTAAACAAATAGAATATCGTCTACCATATGTTAACGCTGAGCCTATTTTTTGATCAACTAATGTATCGTTAATAGGGTAGCTTGTTTTTAATTCCTGACCACTTTCTATATCGAAAAGGCATGTGAATAATCTGTTTTCCTCTTGGCTGTGGTACAATACAGTATTATTTTCTTCAAGTATCGGAGTTAATACTCCAACAATCTTTTCTAATGTTAGATACTTACTTCCATTAAAAAATGGGTTTGTACCATCTTTAGATATTTTAGGAATACTTTTTTTAATCGCATGTAGCTTTATTAAAATCTTATTTTCTTCCATCTTTTTTACTTCCTTTTTCTTTTTGTTCTTTTTCTAGAATAGCCTCTAGGACAAATAAATCCCAGCGTCCACTTTTCTTTTTTAAATCTCTTATATTGTTAACTTTTTTGTACGTTTTAGAATCTAGTCTCAAACCTATCATAATTGACTGTTTCATTTTTGCTCCTGTTAAAACAGGTTAAAACAGGTTAAAACAAGAGTCCAACAATTTTTAAAGATATAGATAAAAAAAATCCAGAATTTTACCTCTGGATTTATAGTGTAAGAATGTAAAAAAAATCTAATAGAATATATTAGAACGGTGAGCCTAAAAGCCTACGGAATTTAAAAACTAAGTATAAAATAGTAGATAATACCACAGTAAAAAGAAGCCAATAAAAGGCTTTTTTGACCCTGTTTACTAGGTCAACTTTCCATTGATCTTCCACTATTTGCTCTTTTAAATCTGTATTTTCACTGACTATTTGTCGAACGGTATCTCGATCTTTTTCTACAATTTTAGCAATAATTTTAGATTTTGCACTTTCTTCTATTGTGGGATCGTTGGCAATAGATTCAATTAAATCTAAATTTGTTGGGTCTTTATACGGAACACTGGAGCAACCTAATATTAATAATACTAATAATATATTAAACATTCTATTCACCTCTTTTGAAAAATCCTGTTAATAATTCCTTTAAGGTAGGAATAAAGCCTAGCATACCAGTGACAATTACAAAATGCCAAACTGTTATTTGGATTGAAACAAACCCATGTTCATTGAAAGTCCGGTACAAAATGACGTCTTGATAAGTTTCAGATGGATATATTATCATCAGTACAATACCAACAAAACAAACTAATCCACCTATTAATCTCCAAATATTAGATTCTCTAAAGAAGTTTTTTTCTTTAAGATTTTCTAAAGGTTTTTTTCTTAATGTCATTTTATTCTCTTACTTATCTTCTATTGTCAATAAACGTATAACAGTATTTTTTTTCAAGTACAAAGAACCGTATTTCACATAGCCGCCTCTTTGAGATTTCTTGTAAGGATGCTGCCCATAGGGGTCATTGCAATTAAAAACATCTTCTTCAAATCCATGTACACTAATCCAATGTCCAGAAGATGAAAGCATAGTACCAATTGAAACTGGTCTTTTAGTGTATTCTATAGCATCTGCGATTAAGCTTGGACGATTAGGAATATTAATCACTTTAGAAATTACTGGTACATTAAAATCTTTAAATAATTCGTTCATAAACCAACAATGGTTATCTGAGTGCATTAGTTTTTTTCTTTTTGGTGGGTTACGTTTACTCATATATGCATAAAAATGAATATAATAATCTTTTGTGATCCATCCAACAAAAGGCTTTATATCAAATTCTAGTCCAACTGAATGTAATAAATCTTGGTTAGAATTTCCTTGGCATTGAGAACCACCTTTAATTATAATCCCGTCCCAATTAAATTCTGGATCGTATTTTTGGTCGTTAGGTGGTGGAATAAATTTTACCTGCATGGTCAACTCCTTTATTTATATATAACTCAATTCTGCCAGTGTCCCAACTAGCCAATAACTGTGTAATTTCATCAAAAAGATTTTTAGCTGTCTCAGAATTATCTGGGAATAACATCACAAGCCTAATACCATTATTTTCTTTCATGTAATGGCATAGCCTTACAATAACATTGACAGCACTTGAATTTATAAATACATCGTTTACAAATTCTATTTTAATAGATTCTAATTTTCTTGCTTTTGCATGTTCTACGTGAGAGATAAGTATATCGTATAAATCACTATTTACATTTGGTCGTACGTTTTTATCTATTACAATAGTCATTCTAGAATGAATCTCAACTTGTTTTATGAATTGTGAATTAGTGTTTAGATGCTCTTCACCTCTACTCTCTATATTTTTTAATTTTTTAATTTTAAAATATTTAATAAGATATTTGAACAAATAAACTCCAATAGCAGCTAACAAAAAACCAAGATATGTAAAAAAATCCTTAAAGTTATCGGACACAAAGTTCACCTATTTTTTTATTTAATTTCCATGCACCGTATTCAGTAAGGTGGATTCCATCACTTGAATGTTTTGCTTTTGGGAAAAATCCTTTCAATAGTTCGTATAAAGAAATAAATTTTGCACTATTGTTAATAGTCCAATTTTTAACCAACTCTTCATACTCGATAGCATGTCGAGTCACGTTTATTGAATAGTTAGGTGGACAACCATAAACAATTATATTTGCATATGGAAATTTTATTCTCAAATAATCAAGACATTCAATTGTAGTTCTTTTAACATATTCATAATTTTGGTAGACTAACATAGGATTACCACCTAGACAACCAATGCCAATATTTTTTGGTTGCTTCAGTAATAGTACCTCACATAAATCCATAATAGTCTGCATTGTATGTTCTGCCCATTGCCCTGAAATATTAAATATACCATCGAATATATCCATTTGCTCTCTAGACAAATCAACTAACGAATCGCCAAACGAAACATTGCATCCAAAAGGTAGTTTGCTAACTTCTTCAAAGTATTTCGGTAGACGAACGCTATTTAATGGATGGGGCAAAGCTTTATCCGTTCTTTTATCTAGTCCATCATTTGAAAGGAAAAGATAAATTGAAGAGAATATTGAAACTTTAATATTCTTTTTATACTCTCTTAAATTTAACCACGTTTTAATTTTTTCTATCATTCTGGATTCTCCACAGTATAGTCATTAACGGCTTTTTTCATTTCGCTCACCTCTTGAGATTGATTAATTATAGATTTAGCAAGAAAACATTTTTCATTTACTTCTTTTTCAAATAGCATTCTAAATACAGTAAAAGCTTGGTAAAAAGAAAGAAAGTTTTCATAGTTCGTAAATTCATAATCGCTATTATCTAAAGTTTTCCAAGTAAGAGGAAACATTTGATTCCTATATTCAACTGGTAAAGATTCTAGAGCATTGTAAAGACCAATAATATTTTCTTTAGATGAAACTGTGGTTTGGTTATCGTTGCCATCAAAGACAATTTCATTATATATAAATGTCGCAAAGAATTCTTTTAAATAATATCTTCTCTTTTCATTTATTAAATTATTACATTCTTTTCGGTTATATTCTAAATCAGTTTGTTTGTAAATTCTGTAAGCCATAGTTTCGAGAGTCATTCTAGGCAAAGGATCACGAATGATTTCACCATAGCTGATTTCGTCCTCAGAAACAAGTGCTTTCATTACGAATCTTTCTTTGTATTCTTCACTTGGATCATCCAAAAAAAGGATCGTTGCATTTGGTAGTTGGTAGATATATTTTTCTGTTTTCATTTTTTAAACTCCAGTAGATGGTTTAGTAAAATAACCTAACAATGTCAAGTATCCGACTAGCCTTGTCAAATAATCCTCTGCGTTTGAATACGCCCAGACTAATGTCGTTTCGTCTTTAACAGTTGTAACCGTATCACCGTAAGAATTTTGACCTTCGCTAAGATCGTTTAGTCTAAGATTACCTGCAGTTCCATCTCTAACAGTACTAGTCGAAGTTCCCGCAGTCACATCGAATGTGACATTAGTTAGGAGATCACGGTTGAAGAATGCGCGAATAGAACCTGATTGACCACCAAAGCCGTTCGTGTTGCCTCCACCCCCGACGCCGCCTTTCCCACTTTTAAAAATAATATTAGTTATGTTTCCGAATGCTATAAATTTAAGCCATAGACCGCCACCGCCACCGCCAGCGCCATAAGTGAAAGGGCTAGCTACCAACCCCCCCGCACCGTTGCCACCTGCTCCGCAATATTCAGCTTCAGAAATTGTGCCGCCGACTCCTCCAGGACCACCTAAGAACCCGCCTTCGCCACCGCCACCGCCTGCGCCGACTCCGCCTATGATGGCATTAGCTGACCCCCCGTTACCAAAGCCTCCGCCACCTCCGCCACCAGAAGTGCTGCCAGTGCCGCCAGTGCCGCCAAGTTCTGCTATGGCGTTGCTACCGTTTACGCTTACTGCTCCGCCGTTAGCTCCGTTAGGTGCTTTTATAATCCCTGGTGTACTTGCGTCACCCATTACGTCCCCATGTACTATTAAAAATACTTTGTAAGATTCTAAACTTGCACCAGCTTCAAAAGTTAAATTTCCGTAAACTTCTAAGATTGCATCGGACGCTGTGTTAGTTGCACGAACTAAAACTGCTCCAGAAATTGTAAGATTCCCAACCTGAGAAACGCCCGCATTCAGATTTACGGTAACGCCTGTCCAAGTTCGGTCGGGTGTGTTTAGTCCGTTAGTTTTTAATTTTGTAAGGATTGAAGTTTCGCCGCCAGAACCAACAGCAGCTTCTGCCACTGCTTGTATATTTCTAACAGTAGCAAGAGTTCCAAGTCCATAGTATCTATGAATGCGATAGTACTTGTTTACATTAGCAGAATTAAAAATAAATCTTCCAGTATTTAGGTATTGAGCAGCATTATTTATATCAACAGCATATTGACCTATACCTGGTTCGCTTGAAACAGATGGTACGACCTGTTCAAGCGGATCGCCTAATGCTGAAAATCCAGTTAGATTATTTGAAGCATCTACTTCATAAACTATAATTCCAGAGTCTGGTAAATCGTCCCGACGTTGTGGCATTTCGTTAGGTGAAATACCAAACTTATTATTCATTCCAGTAAACGCTAAACACTGGTGGAACTCTCCATTGCCTAATCCATCTGCACCTAAAATTTCGACTGGTACATATTCTAGATCAATAAAGTCTCTTCGTATATCTTGATTAGTTAATCCAATAGGTATGCTCATTCTTTTATTCCCTTAACATTTGCTTGCTTAATTCAACTTGGGATTTTATCCCTGCTATATATTCCGACAAACCAGCGTTTTTTCTTGTGTCTCCAAACTTTAAGTTAACTTTTTTTTCATCTGTTAAAAACATATATTCCGCTTCATCTAACTCTAAATCATAATGCTTATTTGAATACATATTTATAGTCATATAATCAAAATAAAGTATTACCTCTTCACACTCTATTATCTTAATCCCTACTTCATTAACTTTGCCTATTGATAATCCAGTAAGGTCAAATTTAATAGGCTCAAATTTATTTAATCCACTAAGCTTAACTTCGAATAAATTGTCATTCCAGTTTTCCCCAATCCCAATTTGAATAGTCACTATAGCACTTGACCTAATAAATAAGCTTAATACTTTTCCACTAGATACTCTAAAATCTATACCAGTTTTAATATGAGTTTCATTTATTGAAGCTGCTGTTAATTCTAATCTGTGAGAGTTAGCACCATTCATTAAAATTGTACTACTTAAAGATTCTGAAATATTTACTCCAGTTGTCCAATCATCTAAAGAATCAAAATCTACTAAATCGAAATTAAAATAACCTACCTCAGTCACATAACCATAAGTCCCGAACGGATACCAACGGTAAGGCATATTATCTGCTTTTGCTTGTATAGATGGTACGGACATTACTTCTAATAAAGAGTCTGCGTACTGTTGACCAGTTGCATCGTCTAACCAAGCTGGTATGTCTTCATTATAAACCGATTCACCATGTTTAGCAATACTTGTAGGATCGCTTGAAACTCCAGCAATTACGGATCCGTTTCTTCGTCCAGATTTTTGTCCAGACCTATAAATCGTAATAGCGTTCCCATCTACAGTTTCATCAATAGAAATAGAAGCCTCTGGAAGATCGAACCCAGCAAAGTAAGTAGTAATTTTTTCAGTAGATTTTTCATTAAGAAAGAATTCATTTGATCCATCTACTCCAAAGTAATATCTATTCTGTAAAATATTTTCTATAATTTTAGAAAATCTAGAAAATTCCATTCCTTCAAAATTAGATGCTCCAGCTGTTAGTATTCCAGTTGAAGTACTTATCTTAGTATCTAAATAGGAAACATTATCTTTATTTACATGGTTCTCAAGTGTACCTTTTAAAAAATCACTAACTAATTCAGAGTCTACCCAATACGTGGGAAGTATAACAGCAAGTCCAGTAATAGAAGTCGATGCGACTCTTGCTGGATTTAATACTGTTATTGATCCTGATGTACTATCTGAAATATCGAATACACCATTATTTTTATCTTCTATATGGTCTTTAACAACTACTTTTTGACCTATTACTGATCCATCTATAAATCCTGAAACACTTATAATCATATTACTACCAGAGGCAGCTATTTCGGTTATTATATATCTTTCGTCATTAAACAGTTTTCTTTTTTCTAGTCTCTTCATAGTTCCATAACCAGAAAACTTTAACTTACCATCTTCACCATCTTGTGGACGTTTGGTTATATATCCAAAAAATCTCGGCACGTTTGAAATACTAACTTGTATTGTCGTAAATTTTACAATAGGAATATCTGGCAGACGATTCAATTCAAAAGAAAAATCTAAACAGTTGCCACCTCTATTAACTTTAAATCTAAAATCTGAAAATATAGTGTTAGGGACATTCAATGGGAAAGATTCAAATAGTGATCCGTTCGCTAGTCCAAATGTCACATTATCATTTCCATTTTCTTCGCCTGGTGTATTTGATAAATCTAATGAAATAACGCCTTCCCCATATATAAAATTATGGAATAGCTTTCCACCTAATCCAGTACCATATGTTTCTGTAAAGATACTCAAAATGGACGCCTACTTCTATAGCTTGTTGCAATCGTCATTTCTTGGTTCGCTGGTGATTCGTACAGAATGTTGTTTGTACCTGGCAAAAGCGGGAAAAAACCACCTGCGATAATTGAATTAGGAATAAATTGATCATTTAGTTTTATAGTTCCATTAAAGCAATCGAATACAATGACTGATCCAGTACTAAACCCAGTTGGCGAAATAACTACGTTTTGAATTATACTACCGTTGGTAAGTTGAAGACCAAACTGAACATTATTAGCAGCATCTAGATTAGTTAGTGTAAAGATAGCCGCAGAGTCTACGACATCTGAACCTAACTCAATATCAAAATTACCACCATTAAAAAGATCATTAGAACCTGGGATCACTTCAGCTGATTCCCATAAAGCATCTTCCATAGTAAGTGAAAGAGTACAGTCAATCCCTAATTTTGTTTCTAATCCTTCCTTAAAATTTTCCTTAATACCTGAGATAGATACTTTTGCCCTTACGCCCCTTTGAATTGAATACAAATAAAAAGGAGCATTTTGTTGGTTATATAGGAAAGAGGCTATTGAATTTAATTTAAAATAATAATCTGTAACATCAGATGGAATTATATTAAATTTTAAATCTATATTCTTAGAAGCTTGCTTGAACGTACCTCTTGTCACTACTCCAAATTGACCTTGTTTCATGTACTCTTGTTTTTCTGGCTTAAACTGCAATGGGTCGCGTCTTGGATTTAGATTAGAACCTATTGCCAACTGATCGCCGTTTCTATTTTCTAAATAATATGTAATCATATAAAAGCGGAAACCGCACCTCGCGTCTTTTCAAATATTTTATCTGAAACCTGTTCAACAAATGATTCTGGTGAGTCGATTCCATAAAAGTTATTTCCAGAAATTACTATTGACCCGCCTTGTCTATCATTCCTAACTGCTCCGACAACTTCTTCAAAGTTTTTTGTTGGTACGACTAATTCACCTGGCATCATCCTTACATTAACTGAATCCATATTAGGTACACCGCCAGTAATCATACCACCTTCAGCGAACGCAGCAGCAGGCGGAGGCTGGTATTGAGACGAACTAACTGCTTGTAATGAGGACATACCAGCAGAAAGTACCATACCAGAAAGCATAAGCCCTAACGCTGGTCCAAGTATCCCTCCAACTACTGGTACGGTAGCAGCTAACATAGCACCAGCAGTCACAGCAGAGATCAAACCTTGAGCCATCTGCATCTGAATAGTTGCCATCTGCAATCTCTTAGAGGCTTCAAAAGACTGTCTGCCCATTGCCCATTCGAATAGTTTTAATTTTTTTTCTAAGTCAGCTTTCTTTTTATCGTTTGCTTCTTTAGATGCTATCTTATCTGCTTCAATTTGTTTTTCTTTTATTGCGATAGCGTCCATTTCTGCTTTTGAGTTAGTTGATCTTATAGAATCCTCTTCACCCATTTTTTGTGTCATAGCTTCAATTTCCGCTTGTGTCATATCATCGTATCGACCACGTAAATCTTGTAAGTATTGTAAATGCTCTTCTTCAAGTCTTTGCTGATTTACTTTTCTTTGCTCTTCCGATTCCATATCGGTTTCTTGCTTTAGTAAATCGTTTTCATATGCTAACTGGGTTTTTTCAGCTTCCATTTGATATTCTGCTTCAATCTTAGCTTTAATATTATCTATTTCTTGATTTCGTATCTCGTCTCTTTTTTGTTGATACTCTTCTTCAATAGCAATTAATCTATCTTTCTGCTCTTGTAAGGCTTGTACCTCTCTATCGTAAGATTCAATGGTGGCTTCAATTTGTTTGTCTAGTATCTTTTGACCCCAATCGCTAACACCCGCAATTTGCTGTTGGACATTTTGAAATTTTTGTGCGGATGCTTGCGCCATAGTAGAAAGAAAATTCATATATCCTTCCGCTAACGAAGATACCATACTCATCCCAACCTTAGAAGCATTATTGAAACTGACTCCTAATTTTTCTAAACCTTTTACCATAGGTTCAAACATACCAGTGTTAATATTACCATTTAATGATTCAAGTTCAGTATTATATTTAGATACATCGTCATTCGCATTACTCCAAGCCTCTGAACCGTATTCTGTGAACTTATCTCTTTTCTCAGTCGCTTTATCTAAGTTCGCTTGAATTTCTATAAGTCTTTTATTGTACGATCCATCAATACCTGCAAATTCAGTTTTTTTTCCTTTTGTATCTGGCTCTGGAGATACACCACCAACGACGATAGGATTATTATTTTTAACCTCTTCAATCATTTGGTTAATAGCAGCAATTTGATTTCTAACACCTTCAACATTAATTTTAAATCTAATCTTACCTTTATCTTTACCTTTTTTTATTTTATCTTGCTGTCTTGATATATCGTTAATAGAAAGACCAACAGATTTTAATATTGAATTTAAGTTTTTATACTCATTACTATTCGATGTGACAGCTTTATCTGCCTTGTTCATAGTCATTAAAACGCCTTTAGCATTACTTAATTGCTGTTCGTTTAATCCTTTAAGTTTGCTGGTAACATTTTCAACACTTTTAGCATTTAATCTATTAAGACGATCCTGAGTTTTTGAAATCAAAGCAATAATTAATCCTATGGCTATAAAGGCAGCACCTGCGGGACCAAATGCAAATGCAATTTTTCCACCTGTCGTTACTGCTGTTATACCCAAAGTATTTAATAATGGTAATAGTTGAATAATTGCTAATCTTAAACCTGCTCCGCCTATTAACAAAGCAACAAGTAAAGCCAAAGCACCTGTTAACCTAACAATGGTTTTAAATAATACTGGGTTTGCTTTTGCAAATTCTCCAATAGATTCTGCTATCGCTGAAACAGTTTGTACCAAAGATTTAGCAATAGGTAATAACTGTTCACCTATTACAACTGAGACTCCAGTCAGATTCCCTTCCATAGTAGAGATAGAACCTTCAATCGTTTTTGCTTGTTCGTCCATCATCCCTGCGAACCTTCCTCCAGATTGAGTCATATTATCAAAAGCCTTGTCCATTTCGGCAAAGCCTATCTTTCCTTCAGATGCTAGTTTTTTTACTTGGTTTTCTTGTACTCCTAATACTTTAGATAGTTCAGCAATAATAGGCACACCAGCTTCCATTAATTGGTTTAAGTCTTCAGCGTAGATATTCCCAGCAATAAAAGCTTTTCCATAAATTACGGACAGTTCATTAAAGTCTTTACCAGTACCAGAAGCAATGTCACCAACTTTTTGTAAGGTTGGGATTAGGTTTTTAGCTTCGATCCCAAAAGCTGTCATTGCTTTACCTGCTTGATAAACTTGGGTAGGCGTAAAAGGAGTATCGATTGAAAATTTACTTAAATCTTGTAATACAGATTTTGCTTTTTCTGCTGATCCTAACATAACTTTAAATGAAGTATTTACAGTTTCAATTTTAGCAGCCTCCATAGTAATAGATTTTAATCCACCTAATATAGCAGTTGATCCAAGTATGCCACCTAATGCTTGGATCGAAGTACTTAAAGAATCTACTGATTTTTTATTGTCTTTAAATTTTCTTGTATTCTTATCAACGGATTCACTACTCTTATCGAAAGAAGATTTAGTTGAGTCTGAACCTTTTTTAGTCATCCCAACAATCTCTCGTAAAGCCTGTTCATACTGGCTAGTATCGAGAATCATTTGGGAATAAATAGAACCTACGCTAGCACCTGAACTCATTTTTTACCGCCTCTCAATACAAGAAATTGTTCAGACATTTTTGGAGGCTTTACTTGTACAATAACAGGCTTTGGGTCACCTTCGTATTGTTCATACTCTCCAGATACTTTTGCAATTTCTTCTTGATATGTTTCTATTCTATCGTTTATCAACTTTTGCTGAGATTGATACGTAGTTAGTACAAACATATCTTTTAATTTTTCAATCCTTTCTTCTAACTCTATAATATAAATTAATCTGTTGACCCAATTTATTTTGAACGAGTTCCATTCTTTTGTTTCTTCCTCTTTGAAGCCGTACTTTTGGAATTTGATCGTTTTTTTGCGGAAGTTGACTTCACTAATTGCGATTTTTTTTTTGTAGGTTTTTCACTTGTTAAACCAAATGAAGCCATACGAATACAAGAAAAGAATTCATTTCGCATAGCTGGATTTACTGAGTCAACTATATCGCCTTTATCTTTCCAATCTTTTATGGTTAGTTGAACATACTTAAAGGAAAGTTGATTTAATAGCCTTGTAATTTCTTTTAAAGAATTAAACATTTTCTGTTCGTCTTCAGTAAGTTCACCTTGCTCTTTATCTGGATTCTCTTCAATAAAAGCTTGTATAGTTTTATTTAATGATTCAAACTTTTTTAAAGCAGCTTTTGACGCTTGTTCGTGTTCGTCTAACTGGATTGATCTATACGTACCACTAGCATCTTGAATAGATAGAGAGTGACGTAGTTCGCCACTCTCCCATATCTCAACTAAGTAAGGGTACGCCTTAAAACTTTGTTGATTGTTAATCACTTACTAGACTCCCAGAGTTCAATAGCTTCTTTTTTAGTTTTACGAATACCAAGAAAGACTTTTTTTTCTACGCCTTTCAATAGTTTTTTCTTAAATACAGAAAATGAGCCTCTTTCTAATCTGATATCGCTTTCGGGAATATTAGATTTTTTATTTTGAACAGGTGGAAACGCTGGTTTGTTTTGTAATTCTTCAGACATTACTTTACTCCTTAATCAAAAGCCATTGCTGGTAGGTTAGTAGCCATAAACTGTGGTACGCCGTTAATAGTTCTAGTATCATCAGCGAACATAAATCCAGTGAGAGTTAAACCTTGTTGGTCAGTTGAGTTTTTGCTCGTAGCAAATACACCTTGCCAAGCTACCTTAAAGGCGTCAAGTCTATCGCCTGGATCAGTTGACAATCCTTGTCCAGCATATTCTGTGATCGCAAACTGTTTAGCAGCAGATTTAAAATCATAGCCTGGTCGAGTTCCAATAGATGAAGCAACTATGTACCCGTTCGCATCCTTAGTCACGTTAAACAATCCTGGCAGTAGTTTGTTAATTGCATCTAAGGATGGTTCCATTAGAGTTAATTCGAATTTACAAACTAATCCACTGGAATAAACATTCTCAGGAGTCTCACCGTTGTCAGATGATTTAGTTTCAACTGTACTTTCTTCAACCATAACTTTAATGCCATCTGGAGCAGTTTTGCCTAGCCATAAAGCTTTAAAGATTTTAATTGTAGTCAACGCTGGAATAGTTAAAACAAGCGGAGTTGTTAGGTTGTCTGGATCAAACATTGAAAGAGAAGTTGCTCCACCAATAGCACCTACATAGGCAATACGTGGAGTCGCCAAACCAATCTCAATAAATTGACCTACTTCGATTTCAGTATCGAAAGCAGTTCCAGTACCTGTCAAGGTAGATGAAGCAGCTGCTTCAACTGTACCTGTTAGGTCGGGTTGATCTTCCACTTCAGCGAACGCAGCAGCAGGTCCAATCTTACCGCCATCTCGTCCCCAAAATTGGAATCCGTTTTTACTTTTTTTAAAAATCATATTTCTAATCCTCCTAGTTGGATAGAAAAATTTAAACTAAATTGAAATCTACCACTGCCAACATCACCTAATGGGACTGGACGGTCAAAAGGTTGGATATATAAGCAATTAATAGAACGTGGATTTTCTTCTGGCAGGTATGTTTCTGGTAAGGTTAATTCCAGATTTATTTGATCTCGATACCTGTTATATATAGCAGTAGCAATTTCTAATCCGTCTCTACTGTTAAGATTTTGAACTACTATAGATAGATTTAAAGCTGAGTTAGTATAATAAAGTGACCCAACGCCTTGTCCTGGCATTACTAAAATAAAGTTTTCTTGCTTACCAGTGACTTCAACACTAAGTACATTTTCAAAAGCTTCTTTTAAATCATAAAAAAAATAATCTGTTATGAGGATCATCTGAAAATCCTACCTTGTAATTCATCTTTAATAAAATCCGCAAGTAAATCTCTATATTTTACACCGTAGTTAAAAAGCTTAGATGATAAAAATTTATAACCTACGCCACCACGTCTTTGAGACCATTTGCCTGGCTTGAAATTTGTTTCGTGTAGCCTTGCCGCATATTTCATCGAATTGCCTATCCGCAGTTCGTATTTATTCATTCCAGAAGTATCTACTGGCCCGATCATATCGGCATCTAAAACTTTTTTAGAATTCTCACCAGTATCACCACCTTTAGGTGCAGTATTAGGAAATATTGGGTTTTCGCCTTTTACGGTTACTGAAAAAGCTCCTGTTAAGAATCCATCAAAAACTGGTGCTTTAGGTGGCAGGTCTATTACATCGGCAACAATCCTTAAACCTGTTTTCTCTAAAGCTGGTTTAATAGATTTAGGCAATGCCCTTTCATAAGCCTTTACCGACTTATTAAACGCTGTAAGATTTACATTTATGTTAAGGCTCATACTGAAACCTCAATATGGTGGATACTATTATCTATGTCACGTACTTTATATATTCTCAGAATGGAATATTTTACAGATTCATATTCTAATAAATCAGTTGAGAGAATATCCTCTTCAGCATTTAGGAAAATTTTCCAACTTGGAAAAACTTGTGAACCTTGTCCATTTTGTCTCTGCTCATTAATAGGTTGGATTCTTATATAATCTAACTCTTGTAAAGAGGATGATGTAACTTTCCCAGTATCACTTTTGGTTTCTCTTATTCTAAGCAGCAATTTGTTTACCACCTATAATCGATTCATATTCACTTTGTGTTATTGGATAAGCAATAAGTCTATGCTTACAATTAGGATGATAAAGAGGCTTCGAAGCGTCATTTAATTCTAAAATCTGCCTACCGTTAAAAGTCTTTCCTATAAGTAAAGGATCAGCAGAAAGGAATTTATTCTCAAATTTTTTGTCGTATTCTGTTTTAGTATCGTGATCTGAAACCAGATAAAGTTGAACACCTAATCTCGCACCTGAATCCAGTGTGCCTTGAACTTGAGCGTCACCGAACCTTGTACGGGCCACTAAACCAGTATAATAATCTAAAGAAAAGGTCATCGGTTGTTTATTCTTATTTATTATAGTGATAAATTTTCCTTCCAATAGCTTCCCTTCGACTCTATCGAAAACTTTTGTTTTTAAATACTTTGGGATATTCCCATCACTTTTTAATTTTCGTCTTGCCCTAGCTACCCTTTCATTTACTTCTTTTGGATCCAAGTTCCTTAGTCTAGTGTTTACAGTTGAACCTTGATCTAAGAGTTTTATAGATAAGTCTTTCGCAGATTCTCTAAATGTGCCTTGTCTCATTAATTGGTCTAAGACAGTTTCAGAAATTTTTGTTTCTGAGATAATATCCTGTTTAGCAAGCTTAAATATTGAACCTATTGTAGTTGCCGATTGCTCTACAGCGTAATTTAAGTCTCGTATAGTGTCCTTAGCTAGTATTCCAATAGCAGCATTAGGGATAACGGGTGAAACCGTTCCAGAAGCCTTGTACGTAGCTCTAAACGACTCAGAATAAGCCTCTGTGATAAGTTGATTAATGATAATAGCTTGTTTTTCTGTTATTTTCTTTACTAGGAAATTAATTTCATCTAATCTCTGCTGAGAATAGTTATAAGTCAAAGCCGTATCTCTTAAAAGGTTTGAAAGCCTTTTCGATTCGTCTTTCGTAAATTCTTTTATTATTTTACTTGCTTGGATTGGTGTCATTTGTCAAAAAAGAATGCTCTAATACCTCCAGTATAACAACTGCCTAAAATAGAAATAATAAAATCTGGGATTGGGTTTTTACTCTTATCTAGATTATATGAATAAGCCATATCTCCTATCTTCTTACTTATGACATTTTCATCTAAATTATTTTTAGGAAGTACTTTTGAATTTTGAAAGTATAATGCCCCTAACATTGCATTGGCTTCTTTTAATTCATCTTGAACTGGATCATCTGCTTCACAAGTCACATGAGAAAGATTTCTAAATGCTGTTTGTAATGCCCTTAATCTTTTATTAACTCCATTCTGATAAGTACTTATATTTGATTCTTTAACATAACTCCAATTGGATAGTGCAAGAGTAATAGTATCTAAAATAGTAACTTGGTTAGTTGCAACCGATTCAACTATATAACTAATTAAATCAATTACAACTAAATCTCCAGATGCTAAAATTGTTGTAAGGTCACCATCGCCTGTCCAGTCCAAGACATTAGTTGCTCCGCTTGTGGACAACTGTCCATAACCCGCTACGAAATCAAGGTTTGAAAATGATTCGAAGCCTAGTTCAAGTTCGGTTATTCCTAATGCCTCTGCTAAAGTGACCCACATAATTTTAAGCTAACGCACCTTTAATAGTTTGTTTAATCTCAGCAACCGCCGCACCATATCTCATACGACCACTAATGATCTCAGAGAAAGATAGATTGTCACTAGATTGGTGAGTCGTCAAACCAGTCTTATCGCCTCGTTGGATTTTATTTCCAGAAAGTACTACTATAAAATCTGTATCAAGTACAGTCGCAGCAGAAGTTCTATTCAAATTGTAAGTTGGGTTAATAACTACATTAAATGGTACTACTCCGCCGATACCGTTTGCTGCTCCTAACTTAGAGTCCATAGCATCCATTAATCTTGTTGCTACCAATGGAGAGGCATAAACATCATAACGAGCGGTAGCCACATCACCAAAGCCAAGTGCCTTGACAGCTTTTGCGATTGTATCTATTGCAAGTGCAAGAGTCTTTCTATCTCTTTCGCGTAGTGAGTCACCAGCTTGCCAAGCAATATTAGCATTTCCATCGGTAGTGTCATAAGCAGCATCAGTTAACAATCTATAGTGATTATTAGATTTAGATGCCATCGCAGCAGTTGTAAAGCTAGCTAGTTGGTCAAACATACCAGAAAAGTCTCGATCTTCAATCATTTCCCAATACCAGCCAATTGAATCGCCATAAGTTTTTGCTTTTACGAAAATATTAGTTCCAGTAAATCGCTTAACAGAAAGACTTTGACCTGGTACAACTTGATCAAAAGTTAGTCCACCGTTCGAAATATCCATAATCTCAAAAGTACCTTGGTTTGCGTTAAATTGTCTAAGCTTAAAAGCCGACTCATAGCGGTTATCCCAATTAGCAACTTTTGCGAAAGTATCAACTGCGAATTGTGGGTCAGGGATATCAGCAGAAGCAGTAAATGCTTGGATATCAACTTTTTTGGTTACACCTAAATTAGAAACACCCCCAAGAAAAGCTTGGATTGAATCTCTAACATAGAGTCTAGACTTTGAACCTTTATCGGTGTTAGAAGAAAACTTCTTCATATCATCAATAGCAGCTTCAAAGTTTGGTGAGAAAATTGATGTTGGTTTTAATAATTTAGCCATTATGCTACCGTTCCTCTTGTTCCATCGAAGTCTTCAACTTCAATTTCAGTTGTACCTACTGGATAAGATTTTAAAGCGTACCCAACTAACCTACGTCCAGTTGTGGAAGTTTTATTCACCTCACCGGATGGTGTTCCAGCGTCATAGACTGCATCGCCTTCAGTATAAGAAATAGAATCATCGCAAGAGCAAGTGATCCTTTTAGCTTTATACAAAAATGAAGCAAGCTCGCCGTTAGCTGCTCCGCCTTCGTAAAAACCTAACTTTGATGCGAATACCGCAGCAGTTCCAATAGCAATGTCCGATCCTGCGACCGTCAATAGCTCTCTTGTGGTACTATGTTCAGATGATAATCTATACATATTATTTATTGCTCCTTAGAGTGAGTGTTTGGGATATTTCCTCTTGTCGGGATGATCCTTGGTTTGTTGTTTCTTTTGCTCAGCTTTTTCTGGCTTGTTTTTTGCCTCTTGCTTACTTACTTTTGGTTCGTTGGCTTTTGGCTCGTTGACCTTAGTGTTTTCAGTGTTCGGCTCATTAGAATTATTATCTAATACATTATTTTGACCATTATGGTCTACGTTAGGATTGGATTCACTAACATTATTTTCACTATTTGGAATATTATTTTCTTCAGTCATATGTTTACCCTTTAATTAATTTCTTTTGCTTCTTCGTATTCTTTTTCGTAGCTAGAAGATCCACCGCTTTCGCCTTTTGGATCAGGCAAATTACCATCTGGAGTTTTTAAGACAATTAATCCAGCATCTACCATTGACTTAAATTTAGTCAATTTACTATCTACAAATTCATCAACCTTTTGACTAGATGGATCAAATTCACTTAGTTCAGTCTCAAGAAATTTTTGGTGCTGTTCAGTTAATGATCTAGACTTAACAATTTCAGAAACCTTGTCTTTTGCTGTTAGTCTTTCTTGATTAACTTTTAATGTTTTATAATCATTAATCATTGGTTCGTATTCGTTTATCTTAACTGCTTGCTGCTCAAGTAAAGAGTTAACTGGTCCTAAGATATGTTTTTCAATAGCTTTTGTAATTTTAGGATCACCGTTTCCATCATAAGTTAGCTTTCCATTTACAATTTCTGCTTTACCTAGAACGTCACCTATGCTTACATAATCGGTCACATAACCGCCATGTTCACGCATTGCTGCTTTAATTTCTTCTTTAGTCATTTCTTTCCTCGTTTGGGTTTTGTTTTCAATCTCTTCATTATTAAAGAATTGCATTTGAGCTACCATTTCTGCTCCTTCAACTCCTGGAATATCCTTACCTTTAACTCCAAGAGCAAGTCCAGTTAAGTTTTCAACGAACTTAACTATCGCTGAACCTTTATTTTGGTTAGTATCATCATCGTAATATATTTCAGCTTCCATACTAATTACATTATAATTATGATCTTTATCGGAAGCAATAGCGACATAGTGATGTAAATTTCCAGATACTTCTTTAACAGAATGACCTACTAAAGAACCGATCTCAGGTCTATTCTTATCTTCGTTAGTTTTCCCATGTCCTATAAATGCTTGGATTCCAACTTTAACTTTAGAAGCAAGAGAGTAGATTGCCTCTCGTGTCCAAATTAATGGCTTAGAATTACTGCCTAAAAATTTAGGATTCGATACGCCTTCCTTGGCTAGTAAATAAACTTTTACAATCTTATCTTTTAAATTTAATGGATTTTCTACAATAGATTTCCAATCGAAAGATGCTTGGATATAGCCTTGAACGATCATTGCTGATTATTATCTCCAGTAAAGTTTAACATAGCATTAGATATGCTAGAAATTTCTGATCCATTTTCCTCTTCAATTCTTTTGATCTCACTTGTATAATCTACAAGAGGAAGCATCTCCATAAATGTTCTTTTAGATAGTTGTTTTTTATCAACTAATGGACCGAATGTTTCTATTAATAACTTAACTTGGGCAGCACTTGTTTGTGGTAAGGTGGCATAAATTTCATTAGGGTCGTAAGCAGTTCCAATAAATATATTTTGAAGTACTGCCCAAGATTTAGCTATCTCTGCCCATAACTCTTCATTTTTTCTTCTTTCTAAAACTGTTGCTTGGTTAGCATCTGCTGCTATTTCTACTGCTGTTGCTCTATTCGACATTAATTCTGGATAAAGTAAATATATTGGAAAACCTGTTAATGAAGTAATTCTTTGTGACCTTACTTGTACCATCCTATCTAGTGATTCAATGCCTCTCATATCAGCTTGGACATAAGTCAGTTTGGTATTCACAGTTGTTAAACCTGAACCGACTTTCCATCTACGAATTGGTGCTACATAGTTTGGATCATTTACGTTAGCACTTGATCCTTCAGGTCGTGTCTCTCTATTGCCTCTTAGAAGTGTTACAAGAGTTTTAAAAAAGTTAGTATCAGTTGTATCTAAGTGAGGAGTAGGATCAGCAAAAAAATGATTTATGTTTTCCCATCTTTCCATTTCATCTTCTATTTTATTTATATCATTTAAGCAATAAGCAATTTTTGGTGGGGCAACGGATTCTTTCGAATATTCCTCTTGTCCAGAGTATTGAACATAAATTAAAAAAGGTTTTTCGATTGTATGGTACCCTTTACCAGTTTCATATTTAATTCCTTTTATATTATCATATTCGTCATAGATTAAATCGTACTTGTATTGATGCCAAGGTAAGGCGCGAAATCCCCATCCATTAGGTTTTTTATAAAGTACAATAGCAATTCTTCCTTCCCTTTCTAAAAGTTGGGCATAGGAAGTAGATTTTTCATTTGCTTTTTCTTCGTTTAACCAGTATTCTAAATCTTTAAGAGTACTTTTTTTAGCAGAGAAAGAAATTTCACCACCAGCTATTACCGTTGCTCTAAAATCTACTATCGTTTTTACAGTCAAAGCACCTTTAGGGTCAAGGTTGAAATATTTTTTTCTAATTAGATTAACTGATTTCTTGTATTCACCATCTAGTAAATCGCTTTCCTTTTGTACTTGGAATACTTGACTAATTGGTGCTACGGGATAGAAGAAAGATTGAATAAAAGTTCGTATTGGTCCCAAGATTTTTCAAATATAACAAAAGCTTTTTTTAAGTCAATAGGATTTTAAAAATCATCGAATACATAAACATCTGAGACAATAGGCTTATTTAAATAAGTGAACGCACCTGAGCTGGCATCTGCTTGATCGTCGTGTCCATATTCGGATGGATTATTGGTTAGTGAAACAAGTTCGTCAATGTAGTCTTCGTTCCAATCTCCATCTACTAATCTACAAACTTGGTTTTGTACAGCACTGGAAAAAGGATTCCATCGAGTGTGCTTTTCGCCAGTCTCTCGTATAGACTCTACAGTGAAACCAGCCAAATATCTTTTCATGTCTTCCGCTTGATCCTTACCTGCCTGACCTGGGTCTTGGAAAATCTTGATTGTAGTGTTTATTCCATCTTTGACAGCAGTGTATCGTATTAGTTGTTTAACGTCTGCTGCTCTCTTTAAAACTCTTATCACATCAAGGACGAACGTCTCACCAAGTGTAGTCTTTCCCATTAAAACTCCAACTGTCCAATCTGGGTCTGGATTCTGTTCGCTGAGTTCCGTTGCTGCTCTATCCCAGCACCTTACATAAGTTTTACACTCCGGAACGATTCTTTCAATTTTAAAATCCTTCCTCTTAAAATACATACCTGCTTCCATAGTAATATCCCAGTTACCTAATTCCCAAGCTTGCCTTAAAAACTCTGGCAAGTCTTCAGTTGCTCGAGAGAGATAGTTTGGATCTTTTTTAACAAGTTGTGGATTGTCGGAAAATAGAGACGGGATAAAAACTCTAGACCATCCTTTAAGTGAAATAGTAGGTTCAAAAGGAGTCTTAATTGGATACCTAGATTTTAAAAGCTTGTGAGCTCTTCCACCTGGGTTCGCAGTAACAACTATTCGTGGAGTAATCCCAAAGCCTCTTAAAGTTGATTTCAATAAATCGATACCTGCTAACGATTTATAATTTCCTACTTCATCAAAGAATAAATGGGAATAAGCGTGACCTTGGTATCTCTCAGCATCTATTGTCTTTTCTAAATATCTTAATTTGTAAATTGCTCCGCTTGGATGTGCATAAACATTATTTCCAATATTCTGTACGAATCCAAGAGGCTTTAAAAGTTCATTACACTTTTCAATAATATCTTCTAACTCTCCAAATGTCCTTCGAAAAGCAACGCCTCTAGCCTTGCCACCTAATGTGAATAGTTGCTTTATAAAATCTATAATTCCAAAGTAAGTTTTCCCGCCGCCTCTAGCACCGCCGAAAAAAATCTCGTTAGCAGGACATATTAAAGCCTCTACTTGCCTTTGGTTGGGTCTGATTTTATATAAGTTTTCCATTCGTCCATGTTCATGTCTCTAGGAATATCTATTATGGGAATTGTAATTTTCTCACCCAACGATGTATGATCTATATACTCTTTTTTAGTTCCGTAAAGATTGTCCATACTCTCCTTAAAAGCATGTACGTTACCATCAACTAATACTCGTCCAATTATCTTCAATACCATTCTATCTTCAATGGTCATATCTTCCTCTTGGCCTGTAATTGGATTCTTGCCTACTGAAGATAGTTCCATCCATTTCTTAAATATAGTAGAACGATTTTTTGATCCTTTAGGACGTCCATTTGGGTTCGGTGATGGATCACCTTTATTAACTTTTTTAAGTGTTCCACCATTCCTACCTTTTATAGTATTCTTTTCGTCAACGGTGCTTTTACCTTGTTTTTCCTTTTTCATATTAGATTTAGGAATTCATTCCTTGCCGATTGGTTTTCTTTTGAGATTGCATTACGCCTCTAACTGGGTCAAATAAATAATACATATTGAATCTGCTTGTTCTCCAGTTTGTACTATCCACAGAATAAAATTTGTACTTATGAAGCTTTGGAGTAGTTGTAAAACCCAATCCATGTACCTTACATTTATATTGATTAGCAATCTTTAATAAATGTATGAAGATATCAGTTTGGCTTTTCTTAATTTCCTTAGTAACTATTCCACCAATCGAAACATAATCATATTTTTTACAGATTTCAATCCAATCTTCTAAGCCTCTAGACTTATGCCAAACTGGAATACATTTTTTTCTTGTGAGCAGTTCTAATCTTGCTCTCATGTTTTTTACTTCTTCATAACCTACGATTGGATCAATGTCCAGTTCAAAGAAATTATTAATTTTGTTCTTAACAATAAATTCAGCATATCTTTCTATATAACCTGCCCAATCTAATTTAGCATTTTTCTGTGAATTTAGATAAGTGAACGCTCCTGAGTCTAAAAGCATTTCAGATTTATTGATTCTAGATAGGTCAACTTTATTTGCTTCCAGAAAAGTCATTAGAATATATTTAATTTCTTTGTTATCATAAAAGAGACTTGGACGAGTTGGAACATTTGCAAGATATATTCTCATAGACCTAACAATTTGAATACGACTTCCTCTTTTGTATCAGAATGCTTTTTAAAAGCTGCTATTACTTTCTTATAGTCTTTCTCAGTATATTCTAAAGTAATTTTATTTTTACTAGGCTTATCGTCTACAGTATCGAAAAATTCATCTAAAGAAATATTAGTATTAACATCAATAAGAGGCAATCCCCATTCATCTAGTTTATCTACATTAAAATCAGAACCTAGCATTGCCCAATCCCAATCTCCATACCCAACATTATCTTTAATAATAAATTCTTTTTGTTGGTCAGGTGTTAATTCGGAATCTTTTATTATATAAACTTTTTTTAATTTTAATTCTTGGCAAGCTTTCAGTCTCATATTGCCGCCTAATACCTCCATCTTGCTATTTACTACTATGGGACGTAGTTTTAGCATTTCTGGAAAATCCTGAATAGACTTTACAAGCTTCTTAAATTTTTCATCCTTAATTACTCTTGGATTTTTCTTATTAGGTAGGACGGAAGAAATAGGAACATTTTCTATTTTCATTTAACTATCCAATTATTTATTACATAAAATACAAGTAACAATTTAAAAGAGGCAATTAAAATATGTTTAGTCAATTTAATGATAGGCAATTTTAATTCTGGTACGAAGAAAATATATACTACTGTGTTTAGAGTACTAAATGACTGAATACATAATATAAAACTAATCGAATAAACTACTAAATTATTTGTTTCTATCATTTTATTGGTTTCCTTAAAGTCCAGACAACTCTTTCACCATCTTTTATCTCTATGAAATTATGAACGTCAATTAGTTTTTTTGCTTTTTCTATGGCATCAAATATACAATATTCATAACCGATTTTTTTCTTGTTAGATTCAATCGTAAACATACTAAATGGATAATACCTGGTGAGGTGTGTATAAAAAAAAGATCACTCTTGTAAAGGTGTGCATATTACAAGAGTGAAACGATAGAAATTCTTTGTCAAATATTTTTAAATTAGATTTACTAGGTTCATAGAAAATTTTCCTACCTTGTCCATTGCTTCATCTGCGAACTTTGGGTCAGGAAAATTATCTTTACCTAAAACATAAGTCATAAATCCATTTCGATAAAGTGTACCACATACAATTTCCGATTCAGATTTTAATATACTACTTAAATGCTGTTCACCCAATAGAATCATATAATAAATTATATTCTTACTATCTGGATAAATGTAAACAATAGTATAGATATGATTAGAATCAATTTCTAAATTACTATCTGGCAGTACTAACAAGTCCCTAACTAAGTTTGCTGCTTTCAAGATACTTCCTCAAGTATAGCATTAAACATAGACAAATTATTGCACCCACCATTAGAAAGGCATGTCCTCTTCATCTGGGATAGGCTCAAAAGATGAATGTTGGTTACTGTAATTATTTTGGCTTTGAGAATCTCTAGGAGTAAGTAAATCAAAATCATTACAATTAATTATTATTTTACTTCTTTTCTCTCTAGAGCTCGTTTCCCAAGTTTGCTGTTCTAATTTTCCAGTAAGCGAAACTTTATTCCCTTTCTTACAATAATCTATAAAAGTCTTTGCTTTTTTACCCCAAACACTACAGTCAAAGAAGAAAGTTTTCTTTCTATCTCCATAACCATCGTTCACTGCCACTGCAAAATTTACTAGGTCATATTCACCTACTCTTTTTAGCTCTGGATCACGTGTAAGATTCCCAATAATTAATACGCTATTCATATTTACTCCTTAATTAAAGATTTTTCTCTAGGTATCTCATTAAACCTATGTAGACCAAATTCCATATCATACCCAATAGGGAATACATACAAATGGTAAATATTAGCATTATCGACCAACGCTTCATTAGGTGGAAAAACTTCTAGAGCAAACTGATCTGGAAAAAATATTTGTTTAATTCTTTGTTTTTCACTCCAAGATATATTTGCTTTACCTTCCCTCCCTTTTGTTCTAATCCACATATGATCTATCATTATTTTTTTAAATAGACCAGTACGGAAATACAATTTGGAAAACTGTACAATATAATCATCGTTCACTGCACACTTGTAAATTGATTTTACAGCATTTTCTTTTAGCAGTTCACTTCTAATATATCTAAAAGGGGAATACTTATTCATTTACTAACTCCTTTTCTATTTTTTAAATAATTTAATATTGAATAGCAAGCACATTCATAGCCATTCCTAAAACTACTACTAAGACCATAATTTTTTTTTATTTTCATTTATAAATAACTCTATAGCTTGAACTGTATCTAAATTTAATTTAGAAGATATTTCCTCCAAAAACTTTCTTTCTGTTTTTGTGTAAGTGGAAACTCTAAATCTCGTTATATTCTTTTCGTTCATACATCCACCTCGTATGGTTGATCTTCTAAATCTTCTTGGCGTCTTTCCTGTTCGTCTAACCAATTATCTTCCATTTTATCTTCTGACATCTCAGCTACCTCTTCATCGAAATCTGGATCGTTAACATCAGTGAACTGGTTTTTAAGCCACTTACTTTTTAAATTACTCATTTTCTTTACTTCCTTTTTCCTTTTGTTCTAACCATTTTTTTAATTCTCTCCAAATAATTTTAGCTATCTTAAATGAAATCTGTAAATCATAATGAAGATCATCTATTGTAAATAATTTATCAGACTTCCCGAAAATACAATCTTTTAAAAGCTTATTATCTTTCTTATTGTATATTTTAATTAAAAAATAATCTTCTTTAATCTCTAAGTAAAAATCCTTTCCTCTTGTATTCATTTTGCTAACTTCTTTATTGCAAGAATAGATTCTGCGGATGCACATTTATACCCATTCTGAAAACTGTTATTTATACCAAAGTTTTTAGTTTCTGCTTTTATATATAATTCCTCTAAAGAATTAATACATTCATATTGAATTTCTTCCATAGAATTTATTATTGCTTTAAATAAAGATGGGTGCGATTTTTTAAATTTTTTAATGTCCCAATTTATTAATATATTTTTTGCGTTTTTATCTAATACTTTTTCAAGCTTATTTTTCATATTTCCGTTTCACCTTTTTCTGGTATTCTAAATTCAATCTTACCAGTTTTCTCATTTTTAGACAATAAGCCAGCTTCCATCATTTTATAAAATTCAGATTCTAATTTTTCTTTATTCCTTAAAATAGCATTTCTTTGTTTTGCTGTGAACTGTCTTTTCGGTAGTTCTTTCGAACCAAATGAAATTCCTACTATATTCATTTTTAAAATCCTCTATTTTTTTTATATTTATTATGCATTTCAACTGCTTTACGTGCTTTCTCTAAAGGTGAAAACTCTAAATCTGTTATTTTACTTTTTTCTTTAATCAATTCAACAGTGTTAGGATCAACTGGACACCATTCTTCAATAGCAATATACTCTTCCGTACAATCAACAACCCCATTAACTAAATATGAATATCTGCCATCTTGGATTAAGCATCCTTCATAAAATCCTTTTTTATAAAATTTAGATGTAGCTAGATAACTATCATCTGTTATATTATTTTTTGGCTTTCCTTTAAATCTAAAAACTATATTACTCATATTAATTCCCCAAAATTATATTTAGTTTTACATTTGATACAAGCTTCATAAATATTTTCACCTTTTACTTTTTTGGAATATATTTTTGAAACACCTGTTACAATTCCTGATTCACTTCCAGAGTATGTCCCCCAAGTTACTTGCATTTCTGGATCAAGTTTTTCTAGTAATTTAATTAATCTTTTTACCTTCATATAATACATCCTTTATAAATATTGTCATTGTAAATTTCTATTTTATTATTTTCATACCTAACAACTACTTTAGAAATATCCATAATTTTTCTAGATTCTAAAAACTTCCGTATTCTAATTTTAGTAATATCAGCTAGCTGAATCATTTATTTTTTCCTCTTTAAATTCGTCGCTATAAGGTACAAAACAAATTGGTGGTGAAACGGTGTTTTCCTGTATTGAAGCCATTACTTCAAATATCCATCCCCCTGGCACTCTTGTAATGTATAGATTTTTATGTACTTCATATTCACCTAGTTTTAGTTTATATAAAAATTCCATTTTTCTTACGTCCTTTATTATTTTTTTTACCAGCAAACTCTTTCATTATTGTCTAACAACTTATCTAAAGCAAATTCATATTCCTTTTCTGTATCGAAAGAGTCAAAATCAATTTTTCCTTCAAATACAGTTTTCTTTTTTTCTACTTCCAATTCACTTAACTGTCCAAATGCTCTATAAAAATTATTTCTTTGTTCTGTAAATGTTCTTTGTACAATATAGTATTTTATTTAATCTACCCAAACATACCCAGTTTTTTCTTATAGGTTTCTAACACTTCTGGGTCTGAACTCCCATGTTCGATTGCTTCTATTAAACTTTTAAATTTACTTTCTAAAACTTCTATAAATGTCATTTCCATTACTTACTTACTTACTTACTTACTTACTTACTTACTTACTTACTTACTTACTTACTTACTTACTTACTTACCATACTTTGGTGTGTACTA